TTGCCAGCAGAGGCAGTAGCTGCCTCGATGGTCATACCTTCTGCGACAGCGCCAAGAATAATTCTCTTGGCGATGTCTGCTGAGTTGTCAGCCATTAAACTCCTAATACCGGACGGGCCGGAATTGATTTTATTATCGGGCTGAGTAATTTATCGGATCTAATATTTAGATAGACCCCACCCGACTAAATAGCGCCGCTAGCCGCACTGATCGGGCTTAGCGCCCGAAGGAGCCACAGCGAACTGAGGGGTAGGTCAGTACTCGGCCTAGGGGCCTCGCAAGAGGCCAACCGGACGGGTCGCAAAGGTCTTCCCCGCTTTGCTCCCCTACTGTATATAAGGCAGGAAATTTACTGTATTTCCCGTTTTATTTCTGTGACGTTAGTCACACACGGTAAAAGTGCTGTTCAGAGCCTACTTCAGCTTCACTTTAGCAAATATTTTTTGCTGGGGAGTACAGTAACGGGTGCGCGCAGATTCAGCATAGGGGGGTCTGTTTTTCCACAGGGTGAGGCCGTCGGCAAGGGTAGTTATCCACAGGGTGATGGCAAGTAGTTAAGAGATTCTATTGGGGCGGGCTACAGTTCCGGCGCGGGATGACCCTTACCCCTAAGCCCTATTAATTAAGTAATGAGATCCGATAGCATTAACCGGTGATCTAATTACTAGGCTATACCCTTGCCGCTAACCCTTAGACATAAGTAAACAATATGTCCACCTTGTTACCCCAATAATTGTTATCATATTGTTACCTAAATTGTGGCTAAATAAGTCTTGCGATATGGGGTAGATACCCCTAGATTACTCTTAGTGAATAGCTCACTTACTTATTGAAAGGATAATCTAATGAACACATACGACTATATTTATAAGGATCTTAAGCAGACAATAACTAATGGTGAAGATATGGAAAGTATCCGCGACAATAGTGGAGAATGGATCGATGGATATTTACCAGTTTACAATAATCGCATAATTGAAGAATGGCAGAATATGCCAGGAGATTATGATAATCGCGGCGCGGCAGAATTGGGCCACCTAGGACAAGAGATAAATATAGTTAATCTTATGAGCTTAGATCTTTATGTTTACTATTCCGACATATTTTTTGAAGTGTTAAAAGATATCGCGGAAGAATTGGAGAGTGTTGCCTAATGAATACGCAATACAAGCCTATGAGCGCGACTAACTTAATCCTATGCCTATCCGGTGAGATGGAGATAGATCCTGGCCTAATAGTGGAGACAATAAAAGAAGATCTGGATCTAATGCGCGTTATCCGATCCTATGGCGCGGGAGACTTTACTTATAAACAGGTATTAGACACGCTGGCAGACTACTTTTAATCTAGTTGCGAGACTATCGACTAGGGCCTTAGATCCCTAGTCGGTGGCCGGTAACTAGGCCGGAAAGAGAGAGGATAAGATGATGGATAAGGTAATGGAAGAGACTAAGTTAGACACGCTCACAATAGGCGCGGGAGATTTAGCAGACTTACTATCTGGCGCGAGCATAGCTATGGATAAGGGTAAGGATAGTATCTCGCGCTTAGGTAGCGTGTATCTATCGGCTACCGGCGGCAAGGTAATCGTTAAGGCTAGCGATAGATATCGCCTAATAGCGGGAGAGAGGGAGATAGCGGGAGAGAGTGAACTAGGAGAGTGTCAGATCCGCGCTAATGACGTAAAAAATATTCTTGCCAGCATAAAGGCTAATAAGGTAGTAGGAGAGATCACTTTAACACGCGCAGGAGATAGCCTAAGTGTGGCTATCGGTGGCACTAGCTTAAGTATCTATTTAGGTGGAGAGACTTTCCCACCTTATGAGCACCTATTAGCGGGAGAGAGTGTGCCGGTGGCCAGTATCTCCTTTAATGCTACCTATATGGCCGACTTTGGCAAGGTACCTTGTTCGCATAAAGGTGGACAATTAGTAGTGGAATTTATGGGAGATCGCAAGCCTATTAAGGTGGCTATTCCACACGATAAGATTACCTGGACCGCGCTGCTTATGCCTATGCGGGTAATCTAATCTAATTAGTGGCGTACTATCATACTCTCCTACATATAGGGGAGAGTGTGGTAGTCTGCACCTAATGACTAGGGCAGAATATGAGAGAGGGAGAGATAGCGATGAGTAGATTAACGATGAGAGGGTGGCTTGTGTTAGTAATTCTACCAGCGTTGATCGCGTTTTGGGGAATATGGCAGCTAGTTAGCCAACTATGGTACATAGGTGATGGCGGGGGAATTCTTGGCTATTGTTGGGGAACGATGACAGAGTGTTACGGAAAGGATAAGTAATGCAATTACAGGAGATAGATACCCTGCAAGATCTAATTCTATGGGTGAAGGAGAATATGAATGGGGCTATAGTGGAAGAGGGAGAGGGCGGGATAGTTATCCGTACCAACCTAATCTCCACTATGGGAGGATACCTACACGAAAGAGAGAGCGATGATGCCATATAAATATGATCTAGGTGACATCGCAACTATGAGCAATCAAGAGATGCTAGACGCGTTGCTAGCGAAAGAGATCGCACCGCGCACCATAGTAGGCACCGGATATAAGGATGGCCGGCAAGTAGCTATTGACTATCTGAAAGAGATGATCGTTAAAGAGAGAGAGGGCGAGTGATGGAACTAGCAACGTGTAAAATATGTTTGGACGATTACGACATTGAAAGTATGATTGAAGATATACAAGGGGCTAAGTATTGCCTATTCGATAGCGGTGAGATCTGCCTAGTGTGTGGTATCTATGGCCACGATTGCGAGGGAGATGATGAGTGATTACCGGTACGCCGTTGATCCGGCCTTCGATGACAATTCTGAATGGATCACGTGTGCGTGTGGGAGAGAGTATGACCGCAAAGAATATAATTCTGACACGTGCGTAGAGTGTGAGAATGAGCTAACTATCAAAGAGAGAGAGGGAGAGAATGAATAAAGAATATCTAATTGCTAAGGCTAATCTATGCTCGGAATTGGCGCAGGAGCAATTAGCCAATGGCGAGAATGAAGAGGGAGTGAAGAACCTCAAGCGTATGATCCGTGCGCTAGAGGAGATCAATATGATTAATTACCTAGAAGAGAGAAGAGGGCGATGAGTAACTTTTATCCGCCTAAAGAAGATCTAATTTATTTATATGAGGTAACTGATCCGCAGGGTATAGCCATATGGGGCGGTGAAAGGCTCGAAGATATGTTCGACTGGCACCGGCGAACACCGGAATCACGAGTCTTTATTTCCACTTGGGATAGCAATGATGAGGATGCTTATATGATTGGTAGACCTATCGAGATCACATCTATCGTGGGAAGTAAGGTGGGTGAGGGCAAGTGAGGTTTACTATCGGGATCATCATAGTATTACTGATAACCTATGCACTTATCATTGCAGAGGAGAAGATCAATGACGGAGATCGCTAGAAGGATAGAGACGGCCAAGCGTAGCGCGGTTATCTATCGCAATTACCGGAGGGCGAGGGATAGGGCGCTAACACGCCTATCACAGGCTTACCCTGAGACATACAAGGAGCTACTTGAATTGGAGAAGGTAAGTGATGAGACGACTGGTGCTAAGTGGGTTGATATTGACGGTAGTACTGTGCTTACTGTGGGAGTTAAAACCCCAGAAGGAATCTCCTATAGAACCATCGAAGCCGACGATTACTATGAGGACGAAGGCAACGATGGAGGAGAAGCGTGAGAACAAGGCACTTGCAGTTAGTTACCTCAGAGCACTCGGTTACGATGAACGCCAAAGAAAATGTGCGGTCACACTTTGGACCCGTGAATCCCGCTTCGACCACCTTGCTCGCCCAAGAAACTCTAGTGGCAAACCAGTTAGCTCAGCTTTCGGTATTGCTCAGCTCCTTAGAGAGCGTAGTCGAGAACCTGAATTACAAATCCTTCACGCTATACGATACGTTGAACACCGCTATCGAGGAAATTTCTGCGGTGCTCTCAAACACTCAGACCGAAGAGGGTGGTACTGATGCTGACCGGAGTTAGTTTATTTGCAGGAGTCGGTGGCTTTGACCTGGCTATGCAGCGACAGGGAGTAAAGGTCGTTGCATCGGTGGAGATAGATGCCAAATGCAATGAGGTGTTAGCTAAGCACTTCCCAGAAGCAACACAATTTACAGATGTAACTACAGTAACGGGAGAGGATTTAATAAATGCAGGATTTACACCAAGCACAGGAATTATTACAGGAGGATTTCCCTGCCAAGACCTCAGCGTCGCTGGCAAAAGGGCTGGTCTTGTTGGCGAAAGAAGCGGGTTATTCTGGGAGATTGCAAGAATTGTGGATGAAACGCAGACCGAATACTTCATCATCGAAAACGTCCCTGGTCTGCTATCGAGTAACAAAGGAAGAGATTTTGGAGTCGTCATCGGAACGATGGCCGACCTCGGGTATTCTCTTGGATGGAGGGTGCTTGATGCTCAACACTTCGGAGTACCCCAGCGAAGGCGTCGTGTCTTCATCGTTGGCAGACGTTCTACTGACAGAGGCGTTGCCGAAATACTCTTTAAGCCAGAAGGCTTGCGAGGGTATTCTCCGACGATCAAACAAGAGGGGCAAGACTCTGCCTCCAATGCTCCAAGCAGCTTTGGTCAGACAGGCTTCGCCAAGTACACACCAGGAGTAACAACTCTTACCGCTACTACATACAAGAGGCCAGAAGATAATGTTGTGGTTCACCAAGAGTAGACGGGCGCAGAATGTGGACGACTATGAGACTTGGGTTCAGGGGGGGTAATGCCTACACTAAACGCATTTGATAATGGAGATATAAGAACTACCATAATGGTAGGTTGCTTTGAGTTATGGGATTTTCCAAAAGAACCAGTAGCACCGGCTATGACTAGCAGAAGGGCAAAAGATTTGATTAAGTATGAAGAACCAATAGTCTTCTATGGGAATAGAGTGGCTGATATCAGAATCCAAGATGATAAAGTAAATACTTTACAAGCACGTATGGGAACAGGAGGAAACAATATGCCGCTGATAGCTGAATCGAAAGCATTAGTACGCCGTCTGACCCCTATCGAGTGTGAGAGATTGCAAGGATTCCCTGATGACTGGACGGCTGGGCAGTCAGACTCTCAACGTTACAAGCAAATGGGCAACGCAGTTGCAGTGCCAGTAGTTGAATGGATCATCCAGAATATCTGTGATACTATTTAACCGCCCTCCTTTCGGAAGCCTAGCCCTCACCGTTACCTCTTTCCGGTGGGGGTTAGTGCTTTACCCACCGTTACTATAGAATCCAGAACCCTTGAAGGTGATAGCAGGAGAAGACCAGATGCGAGACATAGAACTATGGCAGTCGGTACACATAGGCTCCAGGATCTCAGCGTGGATAGACTGCTCTATCTCTCTGGTGCTACCGCAGTCACACTTGAAGGAATAGATCATAGCTTTACCGCCTCTTCTACACTCAAGTAACCTACCAACTTATCAACCTTAGACTTGTTAGCAAACTCTGATGTGGCTGGCATACGATGGGTAACCCACTCTGGCTCTGGTATATCCATCAGATCAAAGGAGTAGATACCAAGCGGAGTGGAGTTAATATAGAAGGGAATAAGGTCACGCTCTGCTGACTGCGTGATGAGCTTGCGATACTTCATCTCTTCAATGAGCAGTGTGTCATAGTGTGTGTAGCGACACTTGAGTTCGATGTAGTGTCCAGCCTTAGCACTGATGCAGTCAAAGGAATCATAGATTCCAGGGCTACGCTCTAGGTCGGGGTAGAGACTTTCTTTGAGATAGTTAAATAACTCTTCTTCTCTCATCGCCAGGGTGTCTCCCCGCCTAGCTCATCTTGCAATCTGCGAAGAGCGTTGCTAACCCTACGATCAGCAGTAGATACTGCACACTCTAGGAAGGCAGCGATCTGTTGCAGTGTAGCGTTATCGTAGTGGCGCATACGCAGTAATTCCTGGTCCTTCTGATCTAGTTTAAGATAACACTTCTTAATATCTATCAGGCTAGCAAGAAGGTTGCCACCTTCTGCTGGACTAGATGATCCGCGTGGCTGACCATCGTTAATCATCTCCTGCATCTGCTCTAGCACTGTGCCATCTATGATAGATGAGATAATAAATGGCAGCAGTTGACCAAGAGTAAAGGTCTGGTAATAAACTTCATCGTTGATCTGATAGCCAGACTTGTTAGCCTTCTCCTTGCGTGCATAGCGTTCGACTGCACGCTTCATCTGCCAAGCGATACGACTT